GGAGAAGCGATATGCGTAACGAAGGATTAAAGAAGATGCAGGGCTTGTATGCGAACATCAACGCAAAACAGGCGCGGATCAAAGCGGGTTCCGGCGAAAAGATGAACAAGCCAGGAACGAAAGGCGCACCGACCGCGGCAGACTTCCGGCAGTCAGCAAAGACCGCGAAGAAATGACTTTAGCCGAAGCGTTGCTTTACCAGCAAGAACTGGACGCAGCCCAACGTCCTGCGTACGGCAACCCCAATCTTGCCGCGCAAGGACGCAATGCAAACATTGCGGAACGCTCACGAGCGTTTCCGTTCATGGAAGCGGCTGATGCTCAGTTTCAGAAGGAAAAGTCGAGTTTGTCAGATCGAGGCGCAGTCACCGATCTGATCAACAAAGGGTTCATTGCTGGGTTGGGTGGTGCGCCGGTTGATCTTATAAACATGGGTTTGACACCGCTGGGCATGGGATCGGCATTTCCGTTTGGTGGATCTGAACACATCAAGAGAGCGATGGAGGATTACGGAGTTGCCACGCCTACAGAACGCCCGATCTTTGAAGGCATAGCCAGCCTGACACCACCGAGGGCTGTCATGGGTGCAGCGCGGTTTGCAGGGCAGGGGGCTGGAGCAGTAGGAAGGGCAGCGACAGAAATTGCTAACGCAGAAATGGCTGGCAGGGCTGGCCTCAGCGGTCAAGGAGGCGCGGTAAAATTAGGTGCAGGTAACATAAATCCACCACCTGGAAGTCTAGGAGCATTTCCCTCAACAACCGTTGGCAGAATACGAAATGCGACTAATCAAAGAGGTGGATATAGCGTGAACTTAGCGACTGGCGATCAGCCAACTTCCGGTCTTATGATGGGTCGATATGCAAATAATGACCCAAGAAATACATCTGGTCCGGTGATAAACGCTAATCTTATAAATGAACACGCATCAAAAAATGCTATACCTTTATCATCTTCAGAAAATTATTTCGGTACTTGGTTAAATCCTGAAGAACAATCAAAAGCATATTTAGATGTTTCAAAACGCTTCAACCCTGATCAAATTCGGCAGGCAACAAAATATGGAGAAAGAACGGGTCAACTTGCTGGATACAACGTTGGGTCTGGACAATCATTCCCAGTTGGCAATTGGGAAGAATTTATCAGGTCGCCGGAATTTATGGGTCCAAATGGACGACTTGCACAAATGGAACAAGTCGGCAGGGATTACTTAGCTCGACATCCAACAGGCGATTGGTGGGACATTAGAGGTTCTACATTGGAAGATGTATATGGGAAATCCAATCTTCCCCAGGTTGCTGGGTTTACAGCTTCTACTGCGCCTGTATCCGCGCCGCGGGAAAACATTCAGACAATGTCAGAATATATGCGCCGACACATTAAGGGAGAGCCAATACTTCAACCGAATTGGAGAGTTCCTGCTGGAGCAATGACTCGTACTGAGGGAGTACAGATTGGCATGGAAGGATCTAGGGCTAACAATCTTACGCAATCCAGCTTGGGTAATTACGGAAATTTAAGTGGAATGAAAGTTGGCGAAGAAGGTCGCGCTCTCATGGGTGACCCAAAGGCGGTCGTTCTGGATCGGCATCAAATCAGAGTCTCAGAAGATCCATCAAGGGGAATTTTCGCTTCCGGTCAACCAGACATCATTGATCCAAAAAGGTATGGCTTACTGAAAGGGTCTATAACAGATTATGCAAAAGACTACAGCACAAAAAATGCCAACCGAGCTAGCGCAGATATATGGACCGGAATTAGGGAAACAATAAAAAACAATTCAGATTTGTTTGGAACCAAGTTCAAAGGATCTGCAATAACCGGAGATTCCAAGTCGTATATAGATCATTTTAATGATTTGATTAAGGACAAGGCTGAGTTTATGAAAATCTCTGTACCGGAGATGAAATCAAGACTTGGTAGAGGTGACGCTAATTTGCTTTCGTTACTACTCGCAACCCCGATAGGGGCGGAGATTTATGCGGAGTATCAGAACGGTTTGGAGAGTGATTAAGTCTCATGTATTCACAAAATCCACGCACACGTTCAGCGTCACGTTCAGTGGCTTTTTTGCCATTGACAGTGTCACCTTTGTATACCCACAACGTTGTGATGTTATTTTTCATGCATTTCAATAATAGTCGTTTTGATGGGCGTTGTTTTGCCTGATTTGTTAGCCAATGAACCTATTAACAATTTGGGGCGAAAATGACCGCAGCCTGGACACGCAAGGAAGGTAAGAACCCCGCTGGTGGCTTGAACGCCAAAGGCAGAGCGTCTTACAAAGCCGAAACAGGTGGAACCCTGAAAGCTCCGGTCAAGTCCGGCGACAATCCCCGCCGAGCCTCGTTCCTCGCTAGAATGGGCGGGATGCCTGGGCCGATGGTGGAACCCGACGGCGATCCGACGAGGCTGGCTCTGGCTCTTAGGGCATGGGGAGCATCGAGCAAAAGCGATGCGAAGAGCAAAGCCGCGGCGATTAGTGCGAGGAATGCACCAAAACGGTGATAGAGTAAGCATCCACTAACTTGTGGGAAAGAGTGAATAAGCGCGATGGCTATCGGTAGGAAAACAGGTGGAGGCTCTCGGCAAGGTGTGCCGAACAAGACAACGGTTGATGTCAGGGAAGCCATTGCTCTGATTGCCCAGAGGAACGTAGTCAATTTTGAGAACTGGCTGAACCAAGTTGCGTCGGAGGATCCCGGCAAGGCGGCAGAGCTTTACCTGAAAGCTATCGAATACCACATCCCTAAACTGGCCCGAACCGAGCAGACAGGGCCAAACGGCGGCGCAATCCACCATACCTTCGAATGGCTGGGTTCCACGTGAAACACCTGATCCCCTACCGCCCCCGCCAAGCCTTTAAACCGTTCCACGAGCGAACGGCGAGGTGGTCGTGCCTGGTGGCGCACCGCAGGGCTGGAAAGACTGTGGCGGCGATTTGTGATCTTCTCAGGGCTGCGCTGATGGGCAAGGGCGAGATGACAAGCTACGCCTACGTCGCTCCGTTCAGGAGCCAGGCTAAGTCGGTGGCTTGGGACTATCTCAAGCATTTCGCTAGCACCACCGCGGCTGGCATCAACGAGTCAGAGCTGACGGTCGAGCTGGTCAATGGCGCGAAGATCCGGCTGTTCGGGGCTGACAATAGCGATGCCATCCGCGGGCTGGGTTTCGATGGGATGTACTGCGACGAGTACGGAGATTTCAAGCCCAGCGTCTGGGGATCTGTCCTGCGCCCGACTCTATCGAGTTCCATGGGCTGGGCCGTGTTCGGAGGAACGCCGAAAGGGAAGAACCAGTTCCACGATATCTACAAGGTCGCTCAGTCAACGCCGGATTGGTTCCTGCTGCGCCTGCCAGCAAGCGAGTCAGGTTTGCTACCAAAGGTTGAGTTAGACGCGGCGCGGCAGCAGCTCTCAAAGGATCAGTATGACGCCGAGTACGAGTGCAGCTTCGATGCAGCCCTCCTGGGAGCGTTCTACGGCACCGAGATGCGTGAAGCTAGGGTGGGCGATGTCGAGTACCAGCCAGAGCATTTGGTGTTCAGCGCATGGGATCTGGGCTATCGGGACGATACGGCGATCTGGTTTTACCAGACAATCCGCAAAGAGATCCACGTGCTGGATTACTACGCGGTCAGCGGCGCGAGCATTGAAGAGATTGCCCAGGTGGTCACCGATAAGGGCTATCGGTATGAAAGGCATTACTTGCCGCACGATGCCAGGGCAAAGACCCTCGCTAGCGGGGGCAAGTCAATCATCGAGCAGCTCGGCAAGTTCCTCGGACCCAAGCTCGCGATCGTGCCTGACTTGAGCGTTCAAGACGGCATCCAGGCGGTCAGGATGTTGCTACCGCGGGTGTGGTTCAACAGCCGCTGCGACGAGGGCATCGAGGCGCTCAGGCAGTACCAGCGGGAGTACGACGAGGACAAGAAAGCCTTCCGGCAGACACCGAGACACGATTGGACAAGCCATCCTGCTGACGCTTTTCGGATGCTTGCTGTAGCATACCGATCAGAAATGATGGAAGAGCTTGCGCCAAAGGGTAAGACATTGCAAACGATCACGATGGACGAACTCTGGGCGCATAATGAAGATAGACGGGAGATGAGAATATGAGTATGCCAGTTGCCGAGGTTGGATCTTACAAACGCCTGACAGCCACAAGCGCGGTATGCGCGGGTGCCTGTCAACTGCTGGGTTTCTACGTTTCCTCAACAAATGCGGGAACGGTGGTGCTGACAGATGGATCAACAGCGATGTCTGGGACGATTACTCCGGCGATCGGGTTTCATCCCTTTCGCGCTACGGTAGGCACAAGCCTGACAGCTACCATTGCCGGGACTGCGCTTGATGTGACGTTCTTTTACGCCAGCGGTAACTAATGTACGCCGACACCGAAGCCTACGATCCTGAGTCGCCGGGGCCGTACTGGCACGATCAACTGGAGAACGCCCAGAAGGTATTCGATCAATGGGAGACTCGTGCCAGGCGTGTCGTGAAACGATACCGGGACGAGCGCGACGCAATTGAATATCCGAGGATGAAGTTCAATATCCTGTGGAGCAACATTCAGGTGCTGTTTCCGAGTCTCTACGGGCGCCAGGCGAAGCCGGAAGTGTCAAGGCGGTACATGGATGCCGATCCTGTTGGACGGCTTGCCAGCACGATGCTCGAGCGTGTGATTGAGTTTGAGACGCAGCAATTCCCTGACTACGACTCGGCAATGAGAGGGGTTGTTGAGGACAGACTGCTGCCTGGGCGCGGGACGGCGTGGATTCGGTACGCGCCGACGATCACCAACACAACCCAATACGCTCCGACTGACACGGGTGAAGAAGGTCAGATCACGAACAGCGAGGAGCCGAGCGAGCGAGTTGATGCGGCGCATAGTCCGATCGACTACGTCTATTGGGCTGACTTCCTGCACTCCCCAGCAAGGACTTGGGACGAGGTCTGGTGGGTCGGTAGGTGGGTTTACATGACCCGCGAGGAGGGTGAGGAACGGTTCGGGGACATCTTCAAGAACGTGCCGATGAACTCCCAAGACACCGACAAGGACAGCAAGCAATCGGTGCAAGGCCGCGCAAGCTACGACAAGAAAGCTAAGGTCTGCGAGATCTGGAACAAGAGAACAGGAAAGGTTTGCTGGGTTGCCCAAGGCTATCCGACAGCGCTGGACGAGCGCGACGATCCGCTGCAACTGGACGAGTTCTTCCCTTGTCCGAAACCCTTGCTGGCAACCACCACCAACGGCTCGATGATCCCGGTCCCTGACTATTGCGAGTACGAGGATCAGGCCCAAGAACTGGACAACCTCACGCAGCGGATCTATCTGCTGGTTAAGGCCACCAAAGCAGTCGGCGTGTTCAACGCCGAGTTCAAGGAATTGGGAAGGTTGTTCAGCGAGGGCGTGGATAACAAG